CCACACTTAACCCGCACAGGGTTAAGAAATGGCGACCTCATCTGAGCTCTTACTGCCACACTAGCGTTAGAACTATCAGATATCAACTTGATATCCTGCACAGGCGGTTGTCCGGTACCTGCTCGTTCCGTCTTAATATACAACGGTAGTCTGTAACACACACGCAGTCGTGCGCACAAACTCGGGGTTTTTCTCCCCTCTTTTTGCCTTTTTGTCATCTTCAAACAATCAAATCGCAGGTCTTACTAAGCGATCGTCGTCCTGTTAAGGATAGTGATTGAGTGCTTCTTGCAGCGAGAAGACTTCCATCCCTGCGACTCTCGTCCAGGTTTAGGGCACCCGATATGAACCAGTGCTAGTCGTTACTGCCGTTCGTTGCCTGTTAGAGTTTGTTTTTTATGTGTGATCCGTGTACACGCACTTGAATGTGACCATTGTAGTAGTCATCTGATTCCAGTACTCGCCGTGAAAATTGTTCACGTGCTTCTATGTACGAGCATTCGGCTTTTGATTTACAGTAGTATAATATTTCGCGTTTGAAATTGCTGTTGCCTAGGATGTTGATGTCTTCTGTGAGATTGGGGGAGCTGCCGTAGTATTGTTGCCAGTCAGAGTTGATTTTGCTTCGAATTTTTTTACGTTTTTTAGTGCCGTTTTTTAATTTTACTACCTTGTACGTGGTCTTAGCAAACTTTGCGAGCTTTTTGCCCACATACATTTTGCCATTAGTGGTATTGGTGATCAAGTAAACAAATCCTGCACAATCTTCGGGTAATTCACTAATAGGTTGTCCGTTGTAATACCATGTCATGACTATAGTTATGACATGAGTCCGATATAAATGATTTTTCAATTAGTCAAGTAACCTACTGCATATTCTTCATTGACCAAATTGCTATTGCATTTTTGTTCGCATTCGACCCATGCCTTGTCAGTGCGGTCAAAACTGCAAAACAACGAATTCCATATTGGATCCATTAGTATTTCTTCCAAGGAACGATTGTTTAAATTTAACTTGCTTCGGTGTATCTGATGAAAACTGTCTTCAAAATTGATAGTTTTTCGATTTGTAGACATACTGACATAAGGGAAACTTACCCAACTGCAAGGATGTAATACACCATCGGCGCTGACATACAGACCTCTATTACCTATACTGCACATGGGTGTAATGAATTTGTTGTGTTTTTCTTTGACAATGTGAAATAGTTTTTTATTGAGATCCAAATATTCTTGATTGAATTGTTCACGACCACTTAAACTGATATAATGTCTTTCGTATCTGTGAGTAGAGCTAACAAATTCAGATCTAGGCTCTAACGAATCTGCTGATCCGCCGTAGGCCTCACCGTATTTGCTACCAAACTTAGTACTGTAAGTTAGTTGAACACCGTCGCATCCAATTTCTTTGGCTTGCTGTTTGATGTTTTCAAGATGGTCTTGATTAAAAGCAAACACAATAGTTGCCCAATTTACAAACGCTGTGCTTTCTTGACACATTACACGCATACCAGTTATGATGCTATCCCAATTACTACCTATGCGATATAAGTTATTGGTGGCATTATTATACCCGTCGATGCTAAAATTAATAGTATCGTATTCATTACTAACTGAAGCTAGTTCACGCCACCAAGACTCTTTACGATAGCTGCCATTGGTAATGGTAAACACATGAATCTTTGGATTGTGTTCCTTGATGTATCGGATGATTTCTATATATTCGCTTGCATAGATAGGATCTCCTACATCACCGCACATGGTGATACGTCTAACTGTATTTTTGAGTAGATCAGTAGATAAAGTTTTTTTAAAAAAATCCAGTGTGAGTTCTTTGTTGATCCAAGGCACAGGTGCGGTGTCGTTGCGAGGGCACCGTGGACATTTGAGTGTACACTTGCCACTTACTTCAAAATGCCAATGATACAGCTGCCAGGGATAAGTCAAGGAGAAATCTCTAAAAATTTTATTTTGTTATCAAACAACACAGCACAGATTTGTTCTGCTACTTCACTTGCTGTTAGATGAGGTTTATTGTAAAGTTCTTCAAAGCGATCTTCGCAGCCACGATATCTATTTTGATTGAAATTGGTTTTGGTTAACCCTAACCTTATCTCTAGTATATTTGCCAAAGGACATTCAACTTGCAACATTCTTCCAAAGTCAGCCAGTACAGATTTAGAAAGACTATAGGTCAAATCTCCAGGCCAGAATTGATTGTTGTTGGTGCTAGTAATGTTGACAATCCTGCACGTGGGATTTTGAATCAGTGCCTTTTGCGATAATAGCACTGGAGCTATTACATTAGTATTTAATATTTCTGCAACGTACTGCGGCAGATGTTGTGTAAAAGTAATTTTGCCACCGTGCCCGGTTCCGGCACAGTTTATAAAAACATCAACCGCAGGTAATTTGTAACTTAAAACAGCGGGTATATCGGCTAGATCCAGTGTAGATCTACTGATAGATATTATTTTGTGTTTAGTAGAAGTTCTGAGACAATCAACGATTGCCTGTCCCACCCCAGAACCTGTGCCGGTTATGCCAATTATCATGCTAGATCAACATCTGTGCTGTAGCTTGTGAATCCGTTTTCTTTGACTACACGCAGAATATTTTCCACACGCCCAGCTAGTTCATCTCTGTGGCTAACTAGCCAGATGCTCTTGTGTCGTTCTCTGCTCATCTGTTTCAACAAGGACAGGCTGTTCTCAACACCTTGTGTGTCCAGGCCTGAGTCAATCATTTCGTCTATGAACAACACATTGATGGGTTGATAAAGGCTTTCGAATACATCACGGAAGGCCCAACTCATACTTAGTATCAGTCTGTTGCGTTCTCCACGCGACAGGTTGTCAAAATCCAATTCTCTGCCCAGCTCTTCAATTGACACAGTTAAGTCGTTTTGAAATACCACAGTGTGCGGCAAGCCAATACGATCCAAATAGTGTGTGAGTCTAGCGTTGAGATAGCTAAGATTCTGTTCAATGATCTTCTTGCGTATAAAACTGTCTTTGCTGGTCAGTAACTTGAGCAAGAAGTCTTGATGATCTTGTAAACGAGTCATTTCGTTCATGGCATCGTACGTGACTTCTTGAAGTGCTTGATTTTGCATTTCCACAATCTGTTCGCCGTAGGGATCTGTTTCTGCTGAGCGAGCAGCAAGTTCTTTGCGTAAAGCTTCTAGGCTGTTGCGATGATTCAGTGCATGTTCCAAGGTATCGTAAAACACCTGAGGTTGAGCACCAATCTCTCCAATGTCCTCCAGCTCGTTTTCCAATTCTGTAATGGTGACACCAGCCAGGTCAACTTCTGTACAGGCTGCATCAAGTTCGGTCTGTTTGGCAGCAATGACTGCTTCGTGCCGATCGTCGTGCAGATCTTGTCCACAAGCATGACACTTGTGTTCTAACAAGGCAGCAAGCTCTGTTGCCAACTTGTCAGCGGCCTTACGTTCGCGGTCTTGATCCAACCTGGCTCTAGTCAAGGTCTTTTGTACATCCGCACGTTCTTTGACTGCGTCGTTGTATTCTACCAAGGCCTTGTGTGCAGCAAGTTCTGCTTCGATGTCAATGTGTTCAAGACTGCCAACAGCAGATTCCAACTTGGCAACATCCTCGCCTTGCTTGTTGCCCCACATCCGTTGCCGCTTGCGCAGGCTTTCGATCTGCTCCTCAATGCGTTTGTTGGCTTCTTGTACAGCACGAATGCGAAATTCTTCTTGCTGTATGGATTCTTTGGTTTGTTTGTTGAGTTCTTTTATTCGGTCAGCACGTTCACTCAGCATGGTAATGCCCAGCAACTGCTCAATGATGGTTCTTTGATCGTTGGCTTTCAAGCTCAGGAACGGTTCAGTGTAGGTGTTCAAGGCCAAGATATGTTTGAACATGTCGTGACTCAGGCCCAGGGTGCGTTCAATAGCATCCTGTGTTTCGCGACTGTCGCCCTGTGCATCGTCTGCGATTTCTTGTTCACGATCGTTGACATAGAATCTCAACACATTGGGCTTGCGTCCTCGTTCAATACGGTACTGTTGCCCGGCAACTGCAAAATCCAGGCTGACCAGCATGTTCTTGCCGTTGGTCTTGTTTACTAGATTGTCTTTGCGTATGTTGCTGAGTGCTGTACCGTACAAGGCATAGCTGAGTGCAT